GAACGCATACAAGAATCCATCCACAAAGCGTTGGCGCACTCTCGCGCGTATGATCAGGCCAAACACTTGGCTATGGATGATGACAGGCACACCATCTGCACAGTCTCCCATCGATGCGTTTGGCCTCGCCAAGCTCGTTTCACCTCAAAGAGTACCCAAGTATATGACCGCTTGGAAAGACATGGTGATGACTCAATTGACACGTTTTAAGTGGGTTCCGAAACCAAATGCGAGAGATACAGTATATGGCGCATTGCAACCCGCGATCCGATACGAGAAGGCACAGTGTCTTGATCTTCCTGATTTAATTTATCAGACGAGACTCATACCACTTACACCACAAGCTACCAAGTTCTACAAAGAGTTAGTTAAAGAGATGCAGATTCAAACAGTGGGCGAAACTATAAGCACTGTCAATGCCGCGTCTGCTCTGTCAAGATTATTACAGTTGTCAGGTGGAGCAGTCTACACTGATGATGGTAATGTAGTTGAGTTCGATGTGTCACCTAGACTCAACGTTATGCTAGAGGTGATTGAAGAAACATCTAATAAAGTATTAATTTTTGTTCCGTATAAACATACGCTAACACTTATTAAGACATGTTTAGATAAACACGGAGTATCTAATGCAGTAATCTCAGGAGATGTCACTGCGAATCAACGTTCAATAACATTCAACAATTTTCAAACTATGGTAAACCCGAGGGTTTTACTCATCCAACCACAAGCGGCTTCACATGGTGTAACATTGACGGCCGCCGATACAGTTATTTTTTGGTCTCCTGTAATGTCAGTCGAAACTTATCTACAATGTATAGCTCGAATTGATAGAGTAGGACAGAAAAATAAAATGACAGTGATACACCTTCAAGGGTCTGAGGTGGAGAAGCGCATGTATACGATGTTGCAGAACAAAGTTGATTTGCACGAGAAATTGGTAGACCTGTACAACGAGGAATTACAAGATGAGTAACGCAGAAGAATTAGTCGCAGATTACATTGAGATGCGCAAAGCAAGAGAGACTCTCAAAGCAGAGTACGAGATGGAAGATGCAGATATGAAAGATGCAATGGAACAGATCAAAGCGGCTTTGCTTGCGATTTGTACCGAGACAAACACCAATGGTTTAAAGACTTCAAGTGGCACAGTAACACGCCAAGTGAAGGAGCGTTTCTTTTGTACTGATTGGGACGCATTCAAAAATTTCATTGAGACCGAAGCGTCTATTGATTTGCTTGAGCGCCGTATCAGTCAAAAGAATTTTAAAGAATTTATGGAAGGCAGAGAAGGACTCCCTGTCGGCATAAATGCCATGCGTGAATACGATATCGTAATTCGCAAGGCTTCAGTTAGTTCAACATTAGTTTAAGGAAAATTCATGAGCAACGATTTAGCAACAATTTTAGGCGTAGACAATCTAGTAGAACTAGGTCTTGATGAAGATACCAAAGCAGTAGCGGGCAACGCTACTGGCGGAAACGTAAGAATCTCTATTGAGGGACGAGTGTTCCGCAAAATAGTAGGTGGCAAAGAAGTCTCCGTAAATGGAGATAGCTCTATGAATGTTATCTTTGTTAAGATGGCACATGAGGCATCACGCCAATACTACAACTCAACATACAAGAAGGGCGTTAAACTAGCTCCCGCTTGTTGGTCAAACGATTCTAAGACTCCTGATGCAGAAGTCGAAGAGCCACAGTCAGACTCATGCTCTAACTGCCCACAATCCGTTAAGGGTTCAGGTACAGGCGGTACAGGTACAGCATGTCGTTTGTCTTGGAGAACTGCAGTTGTTCTACCCAACGATCCCGCTGGGCATGTGCATCAGTTAGTTCTGCCCGCTACTAGCACATTTGGTAAGGAAGAGAACGGCAGATGGCCTTTCAGACCCTACGTTCAAATGCTTGCTAACAATAATGTTAGTGCTGGCAAAGTGATCACCAAGATGGAGTTTGATATTAACTCTCCTGTCCCACGTTTGCTCTTCTCGCCTGTTGGCGCGGCGGGCCCCGAACTCAAGAACATTCTCTTGGCACAGAGTAAGTCACCCGCAGCGGAGAACGCTATTAAACTCACAGTGTACAAGTCTGATACACAAGTTGAAGCGCCTGAAGTTGCCGACCCTGTTAAGCGTGATGTGAAGAAGCCTACGCCTGAGAAGGTAGAGGATGTAAGCGACATTGTGAAGAAATGGACTAAGAAGTAATGTCACGAACATACAGTACTGACTTAGTTGATACTGTGAAGGAAGTGGGCCCGTATCGGTTAGGTATTGACTTAGCTGATACGTGCATCAAAGCAAACTTCCCCGCATCATATATAGCTCAAGTCTTTGATACAACTCGTCAGACCATTCATACATGGTTTAGGGGTGGACACATTCGTCACAAAAAACGCGCGAAGATCGAAACATTTATTCAACTTGTAGAAGAGGATTTTCAAAGAGGACTGCTACCATGCAAGAACCTCGCTGACGCACGCGCTTACTTAAAGGACATGATTGGTCGTCCAATTAAAGTAGGTTAATCACTTGTAACCATAGCGGGGGTGTCCCCGTTATTTTTGTCTCTGCGAAAATGAACAAACAATTTTTTGAGAAAATTTTCCCAACGCAGGGGTATGTGTGCATTGCTGGAATAGATAAAGATGGAAAGATAACACCAAGATTTGAAACAGACATGGATAAAGCGCTTGCTATAGCGCAGAAGTTCATAGATGCAAATATTAATGTTTACTTCACACCAGGAACTTATTCTGGACTCAGACGTACTGCCGACACATGTGTGTTTGTAAAGGCATTTTTTCTTGACTTAGATGTCATGCACGGAAAAGCTAAATACGATAGCAAGGAAGCCGCGCTAACCGATATTGATAGATTCTGTACAGAAATTAACTGGCCTTTACCCGTAGTCATAGATTCAGGTGGCGGGATACATGCTTACTGGATATTTGACGAGGAGATTGCAGGAGAAGAATGGAAAGGGTATGCAAAACAGTTTAAGCAGTTATGCTTAGACCACAAGATGGTGATTGATGAAGCCGTACCCGCTGACGCGGCACGGTTGATGAGAATCCCAGGGACATCTAACTATAGATACGACCCACCCATGCCATCAGACTTATTGACTGATGTACAGACTCACCCATTTGAAAGCCTAGCGCACGCCTTGGGTAGCATTGCGCCCAAGTTTGATTTGAAGAATGTTGAGAAAGGCTTAGATGACGATACCAAAGCTATTTATGAAGCAAGGAGAAGTAACTTTGAATACGACTTTGCAACGATAGCTACAAAAAGTTTGGAAGGAACAGGTTGTGAACAAATTAAGAAATTACTCACCGAAGTTGGTTGCGAGGAGCCATTGTGGTACGCTGGAATATCTGTCGCCAGCAGGTGTCGTGATGGCGATACTGCCATACATACAATGTCAGAACACGACCCGCGATATGATGCCAACAATACAAGTAGCAAGTCAGCGCAATCCCTTACCGCCGCTGAGTGGTCTCATGGCTGTGAAGCATTTGAACGAGCCAATAGAGCGGGATGTGAGGGATGCCCATACAGAGGCAAGATATCAGGGCCTATCAAACTTGGAGAAGTTCTCAGAATCCCAGAAGAATTGGAACCGACCGAACAAGATAGCACCGAAGAGGACGCACCTAGGCAAGTGGAAGGAAAAAGGGTAGTATTCCCTGACTTCCTAAAACCATTTTCCAAGGGAGCAACTGGGGGCGTATACTATACTCCCGCCCTAAGATCGACAAAGAAAGGAATGGTACAAGACCCAGACGAACTATTATTACCCTTTGCAACTTACCCTGTGCAACGTTTATATTCCCCTCACGATGGTGAGTGCTTGGTTATGAATGTTGAATTACCCCTTGAAGGAGTGAAAGAATATTTCCTACCTTTAAAGGATGTAGGATCACAAGAGAAACTGAAAACAATACTACTGAACAATAGCGTCACCTTTGAGCCAACAAGCATATCCAAAGTGCAGAGCTATTTAGTAAAGTGGTCAACTTATTTAACCTCAACTAAGAGAGCAGATGTCATGAGAATTCAACAAGGATGGACAGAAAATTTAGAATCATTTGTAATTGGAAACGATGAGTATATGGCTGATGGATCAATACGCCATGCACCTACATCACCAATGTCAAAGAACGTTGTTAAGCATTTACATGCGAGTGGCAGTTTCCAATCATGGAAAGAAGCCGTTCAGATGTTTAATGACCCAGGCTATGAGTGGCACGCATTTACTTTGCTTTGTGGGTTTGGTTCGATACTCATGGAGTTAACAAACGTTAATGGAGTCACACTCTCATTGGCTGGGCCCCCAGGATGCGGTAAGACTGGCGCTATGTTGGGCATGAGTAGTATATGGGGCAAGCCCGATGCACTAGCCGTGTTTGATGGTACGCAGAACGCATTGATTCAGCGCATGATCACTCTAAAGAACATTCCGTTCCCATTAGATGAACAGTCAAACGCAGATGGTAAGTTCATGTCGCATTTGATCTATAACATTTCATCAGGTCAGCCCAAGATCAGATTGAAAGCTTCTACCAATGAGGAGCGCGAAGCATCGTTCAATACCAAGCAGATCGGTGTTATCACTACCAACACGCCCATGAAAGATATCATGGCAATATTCAAGTCCAACACCAACGCAGAGAATGTGCGCTTGCTTGAACCATACTTGAAGATGCCTGATGTTGCCGGATACGAGCTAACTGCAGAACGCGGTAAAGTAATGTTTGATGTATTCAAAACACACTATGGCCATGCTGGACCTATCTTTGTTAAAGAATTGTTTAGACGAGGCACTCCTGAAGTCAAGAGTTCTATTGACAAGATGTATCTGCGCATCGGAGAGGAGTATACAAAGAATAGTGAGTATCGATTCCTTGCTAATCTGTTGGCAGTGTCCCGTAAGAGCGGTGAGATTGGCAATGATCTAGCACTATTTGCTTTTGATCTAGACAGAATCTTCTCTGTGGTAGGCCAAGACTTTATCAATATCATCAATGGTAAGGCGCGAGACGACCTAGACAACCGTACCGATATACTTGGAGACTTCATCAATAAGAACATTGCCAATATCCTTGTTATCAAGGATGGCAAGGTATCTACTGAGCCACGCAATGCGCTATACATTCGTGCTGAAGTTGAAGAGGGTTTGATTTGGATATCGTCTTCTGCCATGAAAGACTACTTGCGTGATATCAAGCTAGGCCCCAAGGAGTTTGAGATGCGCTTAGAGCAGTCAGGCATACTCAAGGGTAAGTTCAAGAAGCAGATGGCCGCTGGTTGGCGGGATGCCGTAGGTTCGCACAATGTGCAAGCCTATAAGATCGAGATGGACATATCCTACTTATTCAATGAAAAAGAGACTGACGGAATCGCAACCGCTTGACGAACCGACTTGGATATTTCCATACACAGGCATGGATGTAGGGGACAGCTTCTTTATACCAACGATGCGCCCTGCATACATGGCCTATGTGATTGATACCACGGCAAAACAATCTGGCATTAAATGCCGATGTTTCACTACAACCGAGAAGCATATTCTCGGTGTTAGGGCATGGAGAGTTAGTTAGGGTTTAATATTTGAAATAGATTCAAAGTTATTCAAAAGTTGCCTCTTGACTAAATTTTCCATCTTAATTATTTCATCAAGCCGTTCTTTGCGCTCTCTAATGTTCATATCTTTGTTGACGCGGATTTGATTAGCCTGGGTCCTGAGTGTCTTTAAAGAACCATTGATCTGCTGATTGTAGAACTGCACAAGATAGTAATCTGTTGGGTTCTCATTCATGTATTGTTCAAATTGTTCGGGCTTGTCTTTGAGCGCATTGACGCGCTTTTCTATGCCTTTAATTTGATTCTCTACCTTGCTAAACTCCCGCGCGTCCACATTGGATTTAGACCCAAAGAAACTGTTTAAAAACAATGTATCGTTCTTTAAGTCAAAGTCTTTTTGTCCTGTGACTGTTAAGCCTAGGTTTACAGTCCCTGTTAATGCCTTTGCCATACCATCTACATAGTTGCTAGCAAAGAAGTATATTGTATTTGGGCTCCAGTCCACAGCGCCGTTGGTTGCATTGAATAGCTCACGGGCTGCGTACTTGTACAGTTCAGGTATATTGTCGCCGCCTGTAAATGCGTCGCCATATTTTGTTTGGCGATTGTTATAGATCTCCCTACCTAGGCCATCCATATTCATCACATATTCAAAGAATGGGCGCAATGGCGAGGGTGTTACAGAATCCATAGCCCATGCAGGGAAGTTATCCACAGGGCTAATCCTAGATACTGGGATAGGCAAAAATGAGTCAAGGCCAATCGTAACAATATTAGACAGCCCATCAGCCATAGAGGTGCGCCCAGCAAACATAGAAGCAATCTGTGCCCCAGCCGCTGCAAATGAACCTAAACCAAAGCCCCAAGGAATCTGCAAAATAATATCTGTACCTGGGATTGGGAACCTAGCGTAACGAGTCCATCTAGACATATCGTCACTCAAAACTTTATTACGCCCCTGGTCATCATCTCCTGACATCATAGATGCCATCAAGAACATACTTACACCAACACCTGTTAAAGCCGCAGCCATAACACGAGCATGTTGCTGACGAGCTTTCAATGTAGCCAAAGCCTCATCTATCTGTTTCTCAGACATGCCACGTTCTTTTTCATTAGCCCTAAACTCTGCTTCATTAATGCGTGAGAAAGCAGGAGCTAATGCTTCAATAGCACGTACAGCACCTGTAGCTGCGGGCCTAAAGAACATAAACAAAGCGCCAGCGTTTTTACCCCAACGACCCACCTGTTCAAAGTTGGCTAAATTCTTGGCGTATTCAACGGCTTGTATATCTGCATCAGCCTCGGCTTTAGCGGTGTCCATACCTTTCTTGATATTGTCTTTGGTAATCTCTTCTTTCAAGAACCGATAAGATGCCACGCGGCTAGACAATTCAAACATGTCATTATAGATATCGATGAACTTATCTACTTGATCTTTCTTTTGCAAAATGCCAGAACGACCAACTTCTTTAATTAGCTGGTCTAGCGCGCCTTTAGCAGCTACGCCTTGTAGATACGAGACTTTACCACCTTGCGTTACATAACTACTGAGGTCACGATAATAACGCTCTGAGCCGTTAAGACTATTATAGGACTTATCACCGCCAGCAAGTGCTTTGATCTCATTGAACTTACCATCTGCATAAAGTCTTGAGAATCTCAATGATTTAGCCAAGCCACCGCTAGCCACTTCAGTCGCTATAAAAGTAAGTAGGCTACCTGCACGAGCTGGGCCTAACTCAGCGCCAATCGTAAATGCATTGGTAAGCGCATCACGCACAAAGTTCATTGGCGCAAAAGCAGGGTTGTAGCGAGTATGGGTTTGACCTATGCCACTTGTTAAACTATTAATAGCATCCATAATAGGTTGGCTTTCCCTGTATGAACGGCGTATAGCTTCGCTTTGGCGCTTATCAGTAATCTCAATAACGTTAATAGTTCCATCTTCGTTGTAATGGAATATTTTATTTTGGCCAACAATAGATTGTTTATCTACGATACCACGGAATCGGTCATCAAAATTAATTGTAACTACAGGTCTTCCTTGGAGAATTGCTATGCCTTTTTCAATAGCATTCTTAATGGACAGCGTTAAGTCTTTGCGTCCTGCACGCATAGCGGCAGATGCTCCATCAGCAAGGGATTGTAGTACTGCGTTCTCAGACTCAGACAAGCGGCCTTCCATGCGGTCTTGGCCTTCTTGCATCTCACCGCCTAGCTTTTGTGAATCAAAGTCTAATTCTTCAGCAGCTTGCGTAACAGCATTTGGGCGTCCTTTGAAGGGAACGTAGTGGCCGAAGTCATAGAATTCAATAACATTCGATACTGGCTTAGACTGGTAGTTAGCCATCTTATTGAGGAATTTAGTTTGTTCATGTACTGCTTTGATTTTTTTGGCGACATCATCGATCTCGGCTTTGTTTTCAGCCGTATCTAATTTTTGTCTAATTACATTAACTTCATGTGGTGTTCTATTAGCAATCACGTTGTACGAGGGATCGTTAATATTGAAGACTTTGGGGTCAACTTCTTTGTATTCGGGCTCACCACGCTTTTTAATTACTTCTTGCCTCTTGGCCCTGAACGGTGAGTTTACATCGTTCTGCACACTATGGATGATCTTGTCCATCATCGCCCGCAGTTGTAAAGGGGTATTCCCTAACTTCTCCAACTCAGTGGGGTTGCCTAATAGACGTAAAACTTCATCCCTAAAACCGTAGGCAGAATAATTTTTGCCGTGGAATTCTAGTATTTGATTTACTTCATCAAGCGGTACGTTAAGCATGAATAGCACTGCGCGGCGCTCTGGCTCATGCCTTGTTTCTAATATCAAATGCAGTTCAGCCAAAGCCTCTTTGACATCAATACCACGTTTATCTGCATATCTTTTAACGGCATCATTGGCATATTGTACAGGAAACTTCATGTGCCTATTAAACAAATCAACGGCCATACCCGATGAACGAGTTATCTGACCATATACATTGTTAACTTTATCGCCCATGCGTTCTATAACGTTGAATAGAACTCCTCTGTCTTCAGCCAGCTTTAAAGGATAGCGGTCATTCTGGAACCGCTCAACCATCCACTGCGCGCCTTGCTTAGTAAATAAACCTCTGATACTTGACCTAACATTTCTGGTCTGAACCATTGGTCTAACTTGATTAAGCGCAGACTCTATTATTTCCTTATCTGTTTGGGGTGCAGTGGGTGCTTGCTTGGTTGTTTGAGTTTTTGTAAACCCAAGTGTCTGGCCTACTGGCACACCACTCTTTGGAGGCGCACTGACAATATCTTCAAGGGCCTTGAATGCTTCTGCTTTGAAATTAGATTTGTCGTTGAGTAAACCTAAGAATTGAAAGATAGACCTGATGAAGTCAGTAAACGCATTTGTGTTCCTATTAAATATAGAATTTTCTTTGGTGATTGGCGTGGCTTCCAACGCCTTTTGAAACTCAGCGTCTGTGATGGCATGGGCTATAAACTCATATAAGTCTTCGTAAGCCTCTGGAAACTTAGTGCCTAAGTCTTGTCTTGACTGCTCCATCAAAAACTCAAGATGCACCATTGCATCGCCTCTTGTCTCGTCTTGAATCTTTTCGTTTAAATAATCGTAAATAGATTTGACTGTAGCCGCATGAGTTAACTCATGTAACATCACTGTTTCATCCATACCTTTTTTAGTGACATAGACAGTATCGTTATCTGGGTTGTATTCAGCTACTCTGCCATTAGGCAAAGAATTAACAAACTTTAGCTTAGTATTTAGCTTTAAACTATTGAATAGGGTAGCGAGTGCTCTGTGTAATGGGTTGTCAGATGCAGTACGGATGCGTTGAATAACGGCCTGCATATCACTAACATCAGGAGGTATCGGCGCCTCCTTTGGTTTGCGCTTGCCATGTATTTCTTTAGCTAATTTATTAGCCGCTTCATCGTACTCTTCGCCATTGGTTGGGTTGGTAGAAAAGTAAGAAGTTTTTTGCTCTGGAGTCAGCTTATCATAGGTAGGCAGTTGGCGTTCTTCGTTACCCTTCTGCTCATTGTGATACTCTGCCGCTGCATTGTAATCATCAATCTGATCTTCAGTATGTGTTACAGGTTCTGGGGTTGGGGCTGTTTGTTTTTCTTCTTCTGCTTGCTTGGTTTTAGTGGTCTCAGTGACACTAGGTTCTCCTTTAGTTTTTTTTGCTGCTTCTCTGGCAGCGTCAAGTTCATCAAGCTGTTTAATAACAGCATCATATTTAGCGTCAACCTCTTTACGCTTGGCTTTTAAATCTTCTTTAGCTTTGTCGTGTTTGTCTGTATCAAATTTACCGTTTTCATCAAAAATTAACGGTTTGCCATTGTCGTCTAAAACGTTCGCTGCGCGGATACTATCTAAATCAGTTATTTTGTCTAATAGAACCGAGCTTTCTTCGCCCAATGCATCCATCTGTTTAAAAAGCTCATCTCGTTTATCAATATACGCTATATAGTCTGATATACCTTTTTCTGACGTTAAATATGATTTGTCCGTTATTGGAGCTTGTTCTTTAATTATTTCTCTAGCTTCTCCTACTGGAGCTTGTTGCTCTGCTTCTCTTGCAACAACGCTTGGAACATTCTCTCCAGCAGGAACCACTCCTGGTAATTGATTTCCTTCAGTTCCTGTGGCAGGGGCCACGTTTGTATCGGGTCCGCTAGGTACTGGAACGCTTGTTCCAGTTGTTGGGGTGACAGGTTCAGCATTGGGTGTCTCCGTTAATTTAGCTTCTAGTTTAGCAATCTTTTCTTCTTTTTTCTTTTTAGCAAATGGATTTAATGGTTTACCTTGACTACTAACGCCATTAGCTAACTCAGCTTTCTGTTGCTCAACATATGCTTTAAGTTTATCAGTATCAGACTCTTGCGGTGGAAGCGTGGGTACTTTATCAGGAGATGTAATTTTGGCCATCTCTTGTTCTAATATTTTAAATCCTGGTGTTGCCCCTATAGGCGCTTCAGCTTGAGGTACTGTTGCGGGCGTTGGTTCTGTAGATGTAGTTCCTGCCGCTTGTTGAGTTGCTAATTGATCTAATACTTGTTGTGATGGTGTCGCTCCTTCTGCAGCGGGGGGAGCATTCTTAGCTTCAGGCCCTTTGCCAAATGCTACGTTTGTAGCGCCCGTAATTACACCACCACCTATACCACCTTTAAGTCCAGCATTGATAAACCGCTCAAAGTTTTCTTTGGTAAAAAAGTCTCCATGCTGGGCCACAAGTCTTTCAGCGGCGGCACTGGATATCTCTTGTAACGTTTCTGTACCACCTTCTGTGGCGAGCCCCTCCAACACGCCTTTGCCTGCACGCTTATACCAAGCCGCAGCAATTTGCTCTTCTGGTATTCCAGTCAGCTTTATTTTGCGCATCACATTAAATGGCGTGATGGCGTCAAGGACAGAGTTAAATCCACCGAACGCTAAGGCCGCGCCAAGGTCTTGCTTGCCTGTTTTCTCGTAAATATTCTGATATACGTCAGGTATATTTTGCGCCGCAGAACCAGCCAATGCGCCAATAGCTTCGTGTTTTAACGCACTATTTTGCGCGGCTTTTACCCCAGCGGCAGTAGCTTCTGCAAGCAAATCTTTAGTGGCTACACCAGCGCTTTTTTCTAATACAACTTTTTCAGCCGCTTCTTTAGCCGCTGCAATTGCCCCACGTCCAATAATGCTTGCTGCGCCACCTGTAAACAAGCTAGGAAGAATAGACGGAATAGCTTCGCCAACTGACTCCACGATATATTTGAAGCCAGTTCCAACATCTTTAACATTTTTGTATGAGGGAACTTCAGCAGGATATTTTTTAGCAATTTCTTCTTGGGAAGCTGCAGCTTCTTTCATTTGCTTTTTAGCATATTCATCCGCGCCTACGGCATGAGCTGCCATAGCAGGTAGAACATCGCCTATTAAAGACTCAAGCCCAGCATAACCACGTTTAACAGACGGAATAAATCCTGTCTCAGGTTTAGGTTCAGGAGGAGGCGCAGGGGCAGCTTCGGGAGGAGCAAAAAATTTATTTTTTAATAAATTAACATCATAGTCTGATAGGCCCGCAGGCGCTTCAAAACCATAACGTTTTCCGTCAGGCCCTTGAATCTTGTATAGAGCCATTTTATTCCTCTAGTGGGAAAGGATTACTAGCCATACTTTGTAATATATTTCCATGAATATCATCTGCGCGTTGTTTTTTATATTGTTCTGGAGTTATACCTTGTGCTTTTAATTGGCTAGGAAGCATAGGATTATTTTTAAGCTCATTCTCATATGCACGCTGTGCTTGTATTTCTGATTTTAATCGGAAATCACCAAGTTTAACTTGGTGATTTCCTTGCATAGCAGCATAGCGTTGACCCATCATGCCAATCTTTTGACCTTCTAGTTTTTCCATAGCTTTGCCATGCTCATAGGCATTATTTACTTGCTGCTGTTGAATCTTATTATTCATTATATTGTGCGATGCTTGAACCGCCGCAGATTTATCACCCTTATCAAGAGCAACTTGATACTTGGTCATTTCGATCTGCATTTGATTAGCTAGACGCTGTGACTCGCGTGCCATTTTTTCTGTGTCAGCTAATGAAGCAGCATACGATGGAGAAGCCGCAGCAGCACTACGCAACAATCCAGCAAAACCTTGATTACCAGGTTGACCAGGACGGGAAGCTTCAGCGGCTAGATTAAATCCAAAGTTCATCATCGCTTTGCGGTCACCTTCAGCTTTGATATTTTTAGCTTCACCTACCTGTTCTGCGGTTAATTCTTTAATACTCTTGATGATGTCAGCATTACCACTACTTAAATCACCTAATACTCTCTTGTAAATAGAATCAAAATCCTCAGTTTTAACACCCATGCTCTCAGCAGCTTTACGCGCTTCGCCTAATGATGGTGGCTTTTTAACTAAATCGCTTATACCACTTTTAATTTCAGGCTTTTTAAAAGCTTCTTTAACAGCAGCTGGATTGGCATTGCTCCTTGGCACATAATCAGACATGTCCTCTCTTGCTTTTCTAGCAGTGTCTGATTCTTGTTCAAGTTTTTGTTTCCATGCAGGGGGCACGGGAGCATTAAAAAGTTGTTTCCAAAAAGGTTGTGCTGTTGCATTTGAGACGGATGTTATATCCATAGCCCCAGTACCCATCGGATCATCATTACTTCCACCAACTGCAAATGCAACTGCCCCACCTTCTCTCATGCCCTGATGCCTAGAAGACATTTCTAATTGAGCAGATTGCAACTCAGCCATAGAAGTAGGGTGTTGTAAGATTAGTTGTAGTTGCCCATCAGACAAATCACTCATCATATGATGTAGCTTACCTTCGGATGGATCAGTTATATCACCACCCCCACTAAATGATCTGTTGTATTGCACTCCATAAGATGGCTTGCCTTCTATAGGTTTAATAATGTTTGCACTTAAATGCCCACCGTGAAAAGGTGTGTTATAAGCCAATGAATGAGCGTTTTTATGGTGTTCGCCGCCTACATGTGTGCCATGTATACCAGCACTTAGTCTTCCTTCGCCAACTGGAACTGAACCCATTAAATTCTCTTGATAAAAATCAGCAGGTAAATTTCTCTCCAGAGGTCTACTTACATTAGCATTAATTCCTACATCACCAATATTGTTCATGTAGTTAGCCATTAAGTTTTGCATTTGGCGACTGTCCATGCCTTTATCCATGCGATTAAGATTTACACCACCACTTAATCTACCAGCTTCATGTAAATCCGCATTAGCATTTAAGCCTGTACCTGACATAGTAGTTGCGTCGCCCATAAGTTGTTTCATAGCAAATGGGCTAAGACGAACTAGCGACTCATCATCTTCGCCCGAATACTTTTTTATGTAGCCGCCTTCTTTAAAGCTACTAATAGAACCGCCTTCTTTCTTATTCAAAGCGGCGGCAGCACCAATACCTAAACCTGCTACTTGGCCTAGCATGCTTCCTGGAGACTGATACACAGATGCAGTTTGATTTGTCATGGGCAAGCCACGGATCATGTTCTGCATGAAGTTCAATTGTTGATATGGGTAGTTCTGATAGTTCAAGAACTGTTGTTGCTGTTGGTTCAAGCCGTTCTGGACTTGCTGTTGCTGTTGACCGCCATATTGGTTCTGCAACTGATTAATGCCCATGTTTTGTTGGTACTGGGTGTTACCAATGTTGGCCAAATTAGTAGCCGCTTGATTGGCTGTTTGAAGGCCTTGAAGCCCTAGTCCAGCACCAAACTGCCCTTGTTGGGCATTAAGTTGAGCTGCATTTTGTGCTTGTCCTTGCTCAACATTAAATTGTTGTTGGCCTAAATTATAGGCATCAAATTGATTTTTAGCTAAGTTGCGCTGCAAGTCGGCATTGTTTTGCGCGCCCATAATGGCTTGACGACCACCACCAAATGCACCCGCCGTAGTAGCTTGTGCATTATTTTGTGCATTTTGAATTTGAGAATTTCTATAAGCAGCATTGTTTTGAACATCCAAATAAGGGTTCATATACGACTGCGCCATACCGGGACTTGTAAAGCTTTGGGTCTGGTACGGGTTATATGTATACCCAGTATTCAACGCGCCAAGACCCGCTTGCCCAGCTAGCGCAGACGCATCTTGCAACTGAGGCGCAGATGACATCGTGGCTGCATTACCATACGCCAAATTCTGTAGTGGTGTAAATTGAGCAAGCGTATCGCCTTGGTACTGCTGATACGGATTTGCATTAATATCAGTTAAGGCTTGCGCTTGCCCCAATACGTCTTGTGCATAAGGAGCAGCTTCTGGTGCAAAACCATAGTTTATATTTTGCGTTGTTGTTGGATCAGCCATTTTGATTCCTTATGCGGGTAAGAATTTATCGGCACGGGTGTTGGTAGCAACCTTACCTTTACCAATTGTTTTTCCACGAGTATTTTGTACTCGATCCATCATTGCATAGAGTTTTCTAGCACCAGCTTCTGTTGAGCCATTGCCAAGCTCAGACACAATACGTGCGGGTACAACAAACTCGCCATCAGCTAGACGGGCAGGTCTTCCTTGACCAATGGTAGCAGGAATTGAATCAGAAACGCCATCACCTGGGCCACGCAGTAAACGTCCGCCATCAGAATAGCTACCAAGGTCCCCAATACCACCAGAAGAGTACATTGCGCCGCCCATAGCAGCATGCATAATGCCACCATTTGCGCCGACTACTGGGTTTAATATGCTTTGAAGTTCATTATCGTTATTAGCAACTAAGTTACCTTTACTATCATAATATTTACCATTGGCCATGTAATATCCAGGGTATGCAGCTAACGGAGTCCCTGTAACCCCTCCGGGTAAATTAGTTGCTGATCCAGAAGTAGCACCAACCCCACTACCAGAAGTAGTACCAACTCCACTACCTGCTTTTGCAGTTTGGATATGCTGAAGAACTTCACCCAACGATACTCCAGTTGCATCAGCAATTTGTTGCGGTTGAATATTATTGGTATTCATGTAATTTAACCAATCAGAATCATTTTTCAAAGTATTCATATCCCCTCTAATTTGATTTAAGGATTTACCATAAACTTTTTCGCCTGTTTTAGGATCAAAATTATGTGGAATAAAATCAGGATTCCTAATATATTTTTTAGTTGCAGTATCAAATGTATACATTCTTTGCGAAGTATCTTTTTCAGGATAGCCTGCCACAGATGACGCATAGTCTTTACTAATTTGACCTGTAGGTGTGTATGGGTGCAATATTGGGTTCTCTGTAGTTTTACCAGACAGATAATCAAGCATTTGTTTAGAGCCACCACTTACTGGATATTTAGCGTTAAGTTCTTCTACAGTTTTAGGTACATACAAATTAGTAGGGCCAGTATGCCCACCGCCTGCAGTATATGCATTAGTTAATGAACTTACACCAGTAAACCCACCAACAGGTATACCGGGGATATTAGGGTGTTGACTAATTGTTCCATTAGGATTAACGGTTGCGTTATTACCGCCAACACCAGAAGCCAAAGCACCAGCAGGCGCAGTAGCAATATCAGTTGGTGTGTTTACATTCTCAGTTGTGCGGTTGACAGGATTAAGTATGATAGGCGTTGTTGATCCAGGTGCTGTGTATGTATTTAATACTGTTCCGTTGGGTGTAGTTGTTGTTCCCATACCAGAAAGTGTTGATGCTGGTGCTGGAGTAACTGTTTTAGTAACCGCAGATGCAAACTTACCATGAGGATCAACGGCGTCATAAAGCGCTTGGATTTCTGCTTCGGTATACCCTGTTGTTTTTGCCATTTGAGCAGGTGGTACGTTCCACGTATCCATCTCTTTGGCAAGCTGGGTATTACCTTGTATGTTACCAGCAAGATTTTCAGTAGCGCCTGTATTTTTATATGCAGTAGCAATTGCATTGTTGATGCCCATATTTGCGGGTGCAGTGCCTAAAGTCGCATCAAAAGCGCTTACATTTGCCGCAGTTGCATTTGCTGGATTAGTTAAAGCCGCCGCTGAAAATGGGTTTGCATTTGAAGCAAACCATGCGTTATAAGCCGCAGGATCAATATTAGTTTGTTTTTCAGCGGCTGCAATAGCTGCTGGGTCATTTAAATTAATGCCGCTTGTCTGCACATACTGTGCAATTTGGTCAGGGGTATAGTTAGTGTATGTGGGGGCATCTGCGGCTACGGCAGGAGCTAAATCTGCGCGAGGGGTTGTGTTTATTTCTGGGCTATCCCCCGTTGTTGTGGCAGCTGCAGGAGGAGGAGTATAGTAATTTATATTACTCATGTCTCCTGTATACCCAAGATTTTGGGCCACATTAGCTGCATCAGCCGCGCTTAAACCATACTTACTAACAACATCTTGCGCAGACATACCAGAAGCTCCGAGCAATTGGGCTGCTTGACCATAATCACCCGCTTGATATGCTGCTAAAGCTGCATCAATGGAAGCAGGGGCCTTAAAACCTTCGCCACCACCCACGATATTGTTAGGCCCGGGGGTATTACTAACATCAATAAAATTACCGGAAGAATCATTATAGTTACCTGAATCATCAGTATAGTACATACGATCTGGCGTAGGCTGTGGAGTTGGTTGATTATTAACTGCACTAGGATCTATTTGAACTACATCAGGCGGAAGTGATTGCGGTGCAGCTTGTGCTTGTGCGTATGAAACTTGTTCAGGAGTAACGCCAAACTGTTGTTCAGCGGCGGCAAGAGAATCACCAGATAAATTATTTTGTGAAATATAGTCGGCAATTTGTTGGGGTGTGTAGTCTGAATTAATATTCCCACCGTCATCAAAATGTGCAACGCCACCACGAGCCATGTTTTGAGGTATTGCTCCAATACCGGAATGCATATCTACCGCAGGTTGCATATGCGCATAGTTAAACATGCTTTGTGAATTATCATCAGCAATACCGCCAGTAGCAAACCCCTTAAAGTTTTCCGCTGGAGAAATTGAATTTAATCTTGTATATCCGCCACCTGGATCATACATAAACGGATGTATAGCGCTTTTTGATGTTGGAAGAGCTGTAGTGGTTTGAACCATTTGGTCAGCTATTATTGGAGACATAGCAGCTAAACCTGTTTTAGCTAAACTCATTCCTCCACCCATATTATTTACTAAATTAGAAAATCCACCTTCGTTTGTTAAATTTCTAAAACCTGCTTTCGCTAAATCAAAACCTGATACATTTTTTGTAGCAGCAGCAATATCTTGTGCTGAAGCTGTTCTAGCATAATCAGCCGCAGACAAAGGTTTAACTGATGATACTAGATCAGGATTATTTGCAGCTTCTGCTGCTAGACTTTCACCTGCCAATTGTTGTCCAGCACCAGCCATCATGCCGCCAGCCAATCCAGCGCCACCATAAGCGCCAAGCCCAGCCATTAAACCTTTGCTTAAACTACCAGTACGTGCAGCTTCAGCAAGACCGACACCACCGCCAATAACTGCGGCATTACTCAAACCTTCAATTAAAGGAGCCGCTGCACCGCCCGTAAAATACATAGCCGCTGCACCAATAATAGTAGGCATCAAGCTATCTAAAAACCCAGCTTCTGGAAGGCCAGTATGTGGGTTACGAGTTAATGATCCCCCATGCATCTGGGCAAGCTGTTGTAGACCGCTAACTTCTTTAGGGGTCATGTGAACAAGCATCTTGTCGTCACCGCGACCGTGCTGGGCTAAATGTTGTGCTGCTAGTTGGAGACTCATATTTTCCCCGTAAATAAGTTGAAGTTTAACATATTAGCCAACTTTCCAGTTAGTTCCATTTGAGAATACAGGCACAGTGTTTGTACCCCCAGCGGCAACTGTTGCATTAAAAGTAGTAACAGACGAGTCTGATACAAAAGTTCGTATTCCAGCGCCCGCCACAACTGGATCAGGCAATGTTGCTACTGTATACACAGTGGAGGTTATGGTTATTTTCGTAATCAATATACCCAAAGCATTATTAAGTTGATTAAAAAACAAACGCAAAATGTTGGAATACTGGTCTTGATAACGGCGCTCATATTGATCCGTACCCAAAGGTAAGTTGGGCACTGGTGGGTTAATAAGGGGTTGTTGTGTCATTAGCGTCTACCATCAGGACGAATGTCCAACCTTGGGGCGCCCAACTGCCAAGTTGTACCTACTTTGTTGGATTCCATTTTAAATATAAGCTGTCGGCCACGTACCCTTGTATAAACTTCCCCTGTAAATGTCTCAGGGTTTGCCTGTAAATTTACGCTATACGCCGTGTTTGACCGTGGATTATTTGTACCAGAACCAGAGTTATACATTGGGTATAGCGTCATGGTAGCTTCTGGGCTTGTGCCGTCAGTAGAACCTGAAAAAGTCAAGTCAGGTAGAACGCGCCATACAAATGCAAAATTATGTCCGTCTCCAATATCAAACTCTGAAGACGAAATATAAGCATCAATAGGCACCGCAGAACCAGTCTCACTATCATCAACCCCGTTTTCTTGGTTGAGTATGTAATTATTGTAAGTAGCCGCTAAAGGATACGCTTGTAACCCAGTATCTAGCCATGCCGTGCGAGACATACTACCGTAGTACCAAAGTTTTTCAAGGTAGTTATAAACTACATAGCGATCAATAGCTGTACTATTTTCTGTGCAATAGAACCACCAGACTTCGTTATAAGCCTCAACAGTACTGGCAAAAACTTGTTGGCTTTGGTTTTGATTTAAGTCTTGAAACACAAACTTACGCAGATCACAATTAAGTGTTTGTACACGACCATCGTACATATAAAACTTGTCAATACCCATCCAATACACAATACCAGATGCAATGACTGCGGAGTTTGGCCCCATGATGGAGATGTTATCCCCAAGGAGCTGGGTTCTCCAGTAGTAAGGAGCGCCTACATATTGCAAAGAATAAACTGATTGGTCAGTAAAAACCACAATCTCTTGCCGAGTCTGAACAGCAGAAATAATTTGTGAGCCGTGAGACAAGCGAATACTACCTGCTTGATTGGTTGCATCAGGTGTCCACTCGTAGGGATTTTCTTGGTCTGACCAACGGATTAGCATTGGATCAAATGTGCTAGAACCGTAGTCGTTTGTACCAAACACAATAACAAACCGAGAAGCATCAGATACAAGTAAGTAATTTTGAAACAATGGTACATCAACTAATAGCGATATGTAAACGCCTGAACCCGTAGAAGATGTATTGACTACCGCACCTGAACTATTGAGTAGATTAGCTGTTACGCCTTGTACGTTAAACAAGTAATAAGTAGTATTTGCCGTTACACCTGTGGGCATTGAAGTCGTAGCATTAAACTGTATGGCTGTGCCTTCGGTCAAAGGAATAGTGTAGGTTACAACCGTAGGAGAAGCATTGGTGAACGTGACCGTTCCCCCCAAGCTGGATAACAAAACACCTCTTGTGGTTGTTCCGCTAGATGCTTTCCAATAATAAAGACCACCACCACGAGGGCCAAATATCAAATTTTCACCAAAGTTTTGTGCATTCCACAATTGAAGAGCTGAAACAACGGACTGCCCATTACCCCATGTACCATAGCCCCATAATCCCGCACCCCAACCTACAAGCGGATTTTGATACGCAGGGCCAGTATTGACTTGGTAAGCTGCAGTTACTGTGCCGCCATGCCCTGTGTCGCTTGCATTGGATGTAGCAGTTGCTGTAAATGTAAAAGTGGTTGTGCTTGTAACTACAATTTGGTATTCTTTATTAAGCACTGCGGCAGTGATATTCCCGCCTAAACTTGTAGCCCCACTAAAAGTTACAAAGTCCCCCGTGTTAGCGCCATGTGCAGTGGTTGTGTTAACGCTAATGGTTGAGCTGTATGGTACTGTTGTAGTTGCAGTAAACGGATTGGTTAGCGTTGCAGTAACTCTAATAGGCGTAATATCATAAAACACCCCACCTTGGTTAATATAAAATTTTAAATTTGTACCTACGGCCAATGTATAAAGATTGGCTAAAGTAAACCAATTCCAAAGAGTACGGCAAACACCTAAAAATTTATTTGCTGTAAATTGTATCCAACCGCCAATTTTCTCAGGCGTGCCTTGACGAAACCGCACTTTGTCAGATTCATACCAGCCACCCTCGTTGGTATAACGAGTGTTTTCCCTGTTAACTCCAGGCTTAAAAACAACTTTTTGTAGCGGCATAATTTACCTAGGCGTATGGTCTTGTTCCTTGCTTATCAATTATAAGCGCCTGCCTTCTAGGGGTCAATTCAGGGCTATTGGGGATGCTGATATGCGTCCAGCGGTCAAACTCCCGAATAACTTGGTCGTAGGGTAAATCACTAGCAATAACGGCTTTGACTACCTCATCAGGGGTCATTCCTGGGATACGCAAGTCAGCCGCACAGCCCACCCTATGTTGAGAGGTAGGAGCAGAACCCACCGCTTGATTTACTTGCGCTGATCGAAAGGCCGAGTTAACCATGACAGGCTTGCCGCCCAACAAGTCTTTAACTTGCTCCAAGAAGATTGCAAGACGGACAAGATTTGTTCTTTCAGTTTCGTTAGGTACATTGTCAAACTCCCTATGTTCAGTAATTGTTAACTCTTCAAGAGTAAAGTGTTTGGTCAGTATCATTTTGTTGGACTCGATTGATGGAGCATAGTATCTTTGGCTTGTGAGCCTGAAGATGAACCAAAATAGAACGATAAGACAAGCATCAATGCACCATCTAAAGTACCCAAAACACGGGCAATTAGTTCCCGCATAGTCGGCTCAATTACATGGGTCAAGAGGAAGAACTGTACTGCCGCCCAAGCCAGCACAATCATAATAGACAGCGCAGGAGGTATAAAGCTGCCTGTGGTCATCTGCATCTGACGGGCGCTTGCACGGTCGGCTACGGCCAACTTTTCAAAATCAAGACCCATTTCCTGCGCTCTGGCTTTGAGGGCAAGTTCTGCTTGTTGCAGTGCAGCAATTTGGTCAGCGCTCATCTTGCCTGAGTTGATGGTCTCTTGCACTTGACTAGGGTCAACACCTATCGCCTTGGATATAGCTTCAACCGCCATACCAGCAAGTGGGCCACCCATCGCTGTAG